TAATCAACAAAGCAGATTAGCTAAGATTACCACTGTTGCTTCGACAACTACATCAGGAACTTACAGAGTAGTATGTGCTAGACCAATCCTTTATTATTCAGGAGACGGTAATACGTCTAGAGTTCAGAAATTCCAATCGATATCTCAATTTACAAGATCTTTTGATTTCGCTTATCTTTCTGGATTCACTATGAAAGAATCACACAGGCCTAATGGTAGTGATGCTAGGGTTTCTGAAATACTTGATGTTATGTACGATACTAACATCGCTAAGACATTAGCTTCTAAGGACGTTATATCATTCAGATATGTGGTAGATACATTCTCTGGCCAAATCTTACCTAACTCTAAATACCAGTTAAGTAGATTAGCAATGATTAGACAACAATCGCTTGCTCTTATTAATGCTCCTTCTATGGAACAGTTTCAAAAGAGTACAGATCCTAGATTTACTAACGCACCTACAGCTGTTAATCCTTATCCAAGTTTAAATACTGCTTATATAGCTGATGGGGGTAACCTATCACTAAATCCTTCTTATACTTTCAGCTTACCTAGTGAAGCAGAAGGATCTAAATTTGCTGCATTCTACGCTCCTTATATTACTATCAGAGAATCTAATAGAAATCTAAACGTACCACCAGCTGCTATGGTATCTAATAACTTTGTTAGAAAATTTGCTACCGGTGAACCTTATGCAATTATCGCAGGTCAAAAAAGAGGTATTCTAAGCGGAGGCGGTAATATCGTAGGAGTTGAATATGACTTTACTGATGAGGACAGAGGAAATCTTGAACCGTTCGGTATTAACCCAATCATCAAGAGAAGAGGAATCGGAGTAGTTATCTTCGGTAACCAAACTGCTTATCAGCAAGTTAACTCTGCGTTCAACTTAGTTCACGTAAGAGATCTTTTAATAAGTATTGAAACTGACGTTCAGTCAATTCTTTCTAACTACTTATTTGATTTCAATGACGATTCAATTAGACTTGAAATTAAAACATTAGTAGATAACTACTTAGACGGTGTAAGAGCCGGAGGCGGAATCTACAACTACCAAACTGTTATGGATGCTTCTAATAACACTCCAGCAATCATCGATATGAATATGGGAATCATAGACGTTATCATCGAACCTGCTAGAGGTATACAGAAATTCATTAATAGAATTACTGTTACAAGAACAGGTGGTATAGCAGCAGGAGGCTTTACCCAATTCGTATAATGCGAATTGGAGCCTTTTGGGCAACTAAGATAAATATAAACTGAATATGGCAGGACTATCACATTATCAAAATTCACTATCAGCAATAAACAAGTATGAACCTGTTTACCTGAATCAGTTTGAGGTTACGGTTATACCACCCTCTGCTGTTATCGGTGGAGAAATACTCCTTCAGCAAGTAACAAAGGTTGGAGGTCTTACCTTAGATAAAAACCCAGGACTGGTTACGCAAAAGTATAAGTTTGCTAAAAGAAATTATGCTGGTGCTAAACCCGATAATACCTATCTGGATTTAAGTTTAAGCTTTACCGTCAACTTAAATGATGACAACTCAATGTATGTTTTTAAAACATTGAGACAATGGAGTGATTTAATTTATAATCCATTAACAGGAGCAATGGGCCTCAAGAATGACTATACGGGTACTATTGTAGTTTCTATCTTTAATAAACAAGGGGACGTTTTCAGAAGAATAACATGCAGAGACTGCTATCCTACTAAAGCAATAAGTGAAATGAATCTTAATTACACCTCGACCGATATATTCAAAATAGATGATATGACTTGGGCAGTTGATTATTGGGATGATTTATTCTTATAAAAAAATAAAAAAAATAAATGGCAGGTTTACCACATTATACAAATTCTAAAGCCGCGATAAACAACTATGAACCGGTATATCTTAACCAATTTGAGGTTTTGATCACGCCTCCTTCGGGAATAGTAGATGCTAACACGACTTTCAAGGGAGAATCAATTTTAGCACAACAGGTTAAATCTATAACTGGTTTGGCTGTAGATATTTTAGCAAACGGAAACGTTGAACAAACCTACAAGTTTGCTCAAAGAAGATATGCTGCAGGTGAGCCTACTACCAGTGATATGACATTAACAATGGAATTTGAGGTCAACTTAAATGACGTAAATTCAATGAGTGTTTATAAGATACTTAGACAATGGAGCGATTTGATCTATAACCCGCTAACCGGTGCGATGGGTATTAAGAGCGATTATGTTGGTTCTATGGTTATCTCAATATTTAATAAAAGAGGAGATGTATTTAGAAGAATTAGAATACCTTCTTGCTTTATCAGTACTGCTATTAATGATATGCAGTTAGATTACGAAAATCCAGCTATCTACACGGTATCTGCATCATGGATATGTGATTACTGGGAAGATTTGTTTATGTAACGATATATTTTCAATTAAATGCAAAAGGAGACCATTAATTTGTCTCCTTTTTTGTTTTTTGTTATATAATAAGAAAACAAAAGTAAATACATGGATAACAACATTTCACCAGAAGAAGTACTTAGAAGAAAGGAAATTGCAGGGGGTATAGAATATGATGACCCTAATCCCGTTTCAGTAGTAGCAGATAACACATCTAAAGTCACTGAATCCTTAAATAACACTGAGGCAATTCATCGGCCAGAACAACAACCGATTCAACCAATTCAAAATGTCGAATCGGTGTCATCATTGGGTAAATCCCAAATTTTAAATAAGCCGGTTTCGTTTGAAACGGGATGGAAAAACATACCAGTCATCATTCTACCTTCAGGCGGTAAATACTATCCCGATGGAACAAAGATTGCTATTAGAGCAGCAGAGGTTAGGGAGATAAGGCATTTTTCAACTATTGACGATGATGATAAATTGGATATCGAGGAAAAGTTAACACATATTATAGATAGGTGCTCTAGAATGGAATTTCCCAATGAAGGTGTAGTTTCTTATAAGGATCTTAAACAGGAGGATAGATTTTTTATAATAATGGCTATTAGGGATCTTACTTTTATAAAGGGCGAGAATTCGATAATACTTAAACCTAAGAAAAATTGCAACCAAACAGTGGATTGTCCATTCAATGATGGAATAGAATTAAGAACTGGGGTATTAAGTTCCTATGTTTTAGACGAAAACGTATCCCGATATTATAATGAAGAAACAAGGGGATTTGTTTTTAATATCAAAAAAATTGATAAAACAATAAATCTATACATACCTAGTATAGGAGTAACACAAGAAATAGTATCTTTCGTAAAAGAATGTGATAAAAGAGATATTGAGGTTGATGAGGGATTTCTTAATATAGCTCCCTTCCTATTTAATGAATGGAGGGATCTAAATTTCCAAGGAATACTTTCAAGAATGAGAGAAAGCGACTATTGGACAAAAGAAGAATTTAGCTTATATTTTGAACTTTCTGAAAGAATTAAAGTAGGTACAAAACTAGAAGTAAATCAAAAGTGCCCAGTATGCGGTGATATGGAGGTCACCGCTAGAATAACCTTTCCCGACGGGATCAGATCTCTTTTCGTTATTTCAAATATCTTTAGAGAACTACTTTGATATTAAATTTAGATTATGGAGAGAACATGGTCTAGACCCGGAGTGGGTTGAAAGTATTCCCTTTTACGAATACCAGATATGGATAGATAAACTTAACGATGCCATAGAATTGGATAATGCAGAAAATAAAGCTAAGAGCGGGATTAAAGAGGTATTTAGTTTCGGTAGGTAATTATATTTAAGCATACCTAGTAAATGAATATATAGATATAATATACTAACTAAATGGCAGCAGACCCAAATCAAAAATTATTTTCTCAGATTGCAGATCTTGGTAGGAATATGAATTCCCTAACAGATGCTTTAAAGAAAAATACTTCCGTTACTGAGGCTTCTAATCCTGCAGCAGGGAAGATTGAGAAAAAGCCTGCACCAAATGATGCTAAACCTAATATAGATAATAGTAAGGGGATTGATAATATCGATAACCATTTAAGAGATATTAGCAAAATGCTTGAATCTATTGTAGGTAACCAAGGTCCAAAAAATACTATTCCTGATAAAAAAGAAAATAAAGTAAAAATAGATGAACCGGCACCTAAAAAATCAGTGCCGAATGAAAGTAAGAAATCCCAAGATAAACCCGGATTTGATATAGGTTCATTAATAAAAAATATAAAAATACCTAAATTCGAAAAGGGTGGGGATGTTACTAAAACTGGACCTGCAATAGTTGGTGAAAGGGGACCAGAGATAGTTAATTTATCCAAGGGAACAAAGGTTTTACCTGCTGATGAAAGTGCATCTTTTATAGATTCAAATAAATTAAACGTTTCTAAAGAGGATAAAGATAAAAAAGATTCAGAATATAGATATGAAAAAGGGTTGGATAAAAAGGGATATAATGAATTTCTAGAAATAGTAAAACCTGATAAACCAAA